CATCCGGAGTTACCGTATAACGGAACTTCCGGACACAGCGGAACAGATACTTCAAAGGCTCGGGCGGTCTCATCGGACCGCTCGGGTAAGACAGCACTTCGCCAAGCGCAAGCGCTGAATCTATTAGCGGAAAGAACTTTCCATGGAATCACTTGGAAAGAATTATCTGAATTGACCGGACTTCACCACGGTACGGCTTCAGGTGTACTCTCCGTCCTCCACAAAGCCGGACGCATTGCGCGACTTAGAGAATCGCGGAACGGTTGTAAGGTGTATGTGGATTTGAGATGTATCAATGAAAGACAAGTAGAAACACAGGGGCGGAAGAAATCGTGTCCCCATTGCGGAGGTAATTTGTGAGCATCAAGTGGATGACAAAGGTTTGGTCGGACTCGCCCTATAACGGGACCCGACTAATCCTCCACTTGGCGCTGGCAGATATGGCTCACGATGATGGACAGTTCTTCGCATCTCAAACGCATCTCGCAAAGAAGGCTAGATGTACAACGCATTATGTCCGAGAGGTCATCAACGAATTGATTGCCGGAGGATGGGTCACGATTGTGACTAAGGGAAACTCGAGGGGAAAGGCGACGGTGTATCAACTATTGATACCAAAGGAACTCCCTAACTTAGATAGGGAGGTGGTTGAAGATTCAACTACGAAACTCCCTAACTCAGATACCCCCAACTCCCAAACTCTGACCCTCGAACTCCCTAACCCTACTTCACACCACTCGTCCTATACATCCGTCCTATCTACAACAGGCGAGACCGCTATCGCGGTCCGCCCGGAGTTTGAAGAAGCGGCAAAGAGATGGTGGGAAAAACAGGCAGTCAAACCTCTTGGAGCAAACGCTTGGTTTTCTCTTTTGAAGATTTGTGAAGCGGCAGAGAAACGCGGATACACGAAAGAACAAATTGAACGGGCGTTAGATTATATTGGCACAGTTCCCTCAATGCGTCAGATGGATTTAGTTTTGAGGGGAGTTGGAGTACGGACTAAGCATGAGCAAGGCGCTCGCCGAGCAATGGAGATAGCGGAGAAATTTAGAGATGAATCTGAGTGAGGTCGCGTTACTCGTTGGCTTCGCCGGAATCTATGACCTTCGGATTCAAGTCGATGAGTTGAAGGTCCGGGCATGGGCTGAGTCCCTTGATGATGATATGACTTTAGTTGAAGCAAAGAAGATAATCTCCGCCCACTATGCGAATTCTGAAGCGGCAGTCAATCCTTCGCATTTGAATCGCGAGTGGCGTCACCGCAAAGCATCCGAAGCGGCAAGAATTAGGGGACAAGAATTATCGCGACAGATGGAAGAAGCGGCTCGAAGTAAAGCGTCACCGGAAAAAGTAGCGTTCTATATGGCTGAGATACGCAAAGCGATAGGGAAAGGTCGAGATGCTGAAGTGGAAAATGATTCAGGACAGGTGGCATCTGACCTATGAAGATATTTCGGTTTGTCGGTTGGTACAACAGATGGCGATTCAAACGAACTCAGAGATATGCCCTGCTTGCTTGGACGCCATCGCGGATGAAAGACTTCAATGGCAAAGGCTAAACCTCTCAGAGTTGATGACGAAACCCGGTTCACGGTCCTTGCGCGTGGTAATTACAAGTGCGAACGATGCCGACAAGATTTCCTAACCAAAGGAGTTTCTATTCATCATCGCAGACCGCGAATGATGGGGGGGTCAAAGAATGAAGAATTACACAAGTCCGCAAACCTCATCGCTCTTTGTGGCTCCGGAACAACCGGATGTCATGGATGGGTTGAAAGTAATCGAGAGGAAGCGCGAACCTTTGGTTATCTGATTGTCAAAGTTGAATCCGCTGAGGAGATACCTTTCAAGGATTTGAACGGTGATTGGTGGATTATTGACAATACCGGACAAAAAACGCAATTTGACTTCACACGGAAGTTCCCTCATGTTTAGTTCATGGAATGTTTTTGCCAACTTGATGAGATGGAACAAACCATCTTCACACTTGAGTTCCCTTTCCGTCCTTGGACAACCAATGCCGAGAGAGCGGGCAACCGTTGGGAACGGGCAAAACTTACGAAAGAGTGGCGTACCGGTTTTCTACTTTTGGCGAAATCTGAGAAGATACCGCCTATGGCTTGGATTACCGTCACGGTGGAGCCGCATCAGAAGGGAGGTCGCCTTCAAGATGTGGGGGCGTGTAACCCGGCAGTAAAAGCGGCTATTGATGGATTGGTTGATGCCGGAGTTCTTCCGGATGATTCACCCGAGTTTGTCAGGTCACTTATTTTTTTACCGCCAAAGAAAGATAGAAATTCGTTGGTGATTTATATTCGAGGAGTTAGGAAAGAGAGGAACTTTTGAACTGGGACATTGTTTGGACCGCAGTTGGTTTATTGACTGTTGGTTTATTTTTTGCTCCGTTTTATATCGCGTTAGCAATTGCTTACGAGAAATCGCGTAGCAAAGTTCACTTGGAATTTGTAGCAACAGCAAACGCAGTCGAGAAGAAGGTCAAGTTCGATGAAGCGGTAGAACGCCTATTCGAAGAAGGAGAAGCGAGATGAATACGGTACTAGAGGCAGTTGAGTTAGATGGGCAAGGACTAGATGAGGTCAGACTACTAACAGAATCTATCCGCACTCATCAATCGCAGATTCATGACTTGGGCAAACGCCGCAAGCAATTGATTCTTCGACTTCGTAAACAGCGCATCACTTATCGTGAGATTGCTGAAGCCATGGGAGTTAGCGAGCAGTTGATTTACAAAATCATCCGCAACGATATTCCTAGAGAACCTGAGTACGATGCGAACGGAAATGTAGTTCGTAGAAGAGGACGCCCCCCAAAGCCGCTTGCTAAATGAAATCCAAAATCAAAGTTGGAGCAGTAGCAAGTGTTCCGATTGGTTCACTCGAAGGCTATCCAACTAATCCGCGTCGCGGGGACATTGAAGCAATCGCTCAATCATTGAAAGCGCATGGGCAATATCGCCCTATCGTTGTTCAGTACGGAAGCAACTTCATCCTCGCTGGCAATCACACATTCAAAGCCGCGAAGAAATTGGGCTGGAGAAAAATCAAAGTCACCTATGTCGATGTAGATGAAGAAACAGCCCGGAAGATTGTTCTCGCTGATAATAGATTGACCGACCTTGCCTCATATAACGAGCCGCTCTTGAAGAATCTCTTGACGGCTCTGCCTGACCTTGAGGGTACGGGATTCTCTCAATCTGAGGTTGAGACTTTAGATAGACTCATGACGGGTCAAGAAAAGACCACAGGTGGCGGAGATAAGCCTTTACCTAGTGACCCTGAAGTAAAGATAGCCGCATGGAGATTTACGGTCGAACTCGAGGCATACAAGGCTTGGAAGGAGCAACTTTACGCCGAGGCTCCGACAAAGCAGAAAGCAATCAAAGCAATCAAAACCCGCCTTGGATTCCCGGAGCGAGCGCCGGTTGAACCTGCTCCCCATAAGGAGCGAACTCAAGTCGAGATTTCAGATGTGGAGACAATCCCTATCCGTGAAGTAGAGGTTCACCCTTTGAATCCAAGAGAGGGAGACATTGGAGCAATCATCTCCTCGCTTGAAGTGATGGGTCAGTATCGCCCTATTGTTGTGAACAAGCGGACCAAACATATAGTTTCCGGAAACCATACTTATCAAGCGGCAGTTCAATTAGGTTGGGAGAAGATAGCGGTCCATTGGATTGATGTCGATGATGTAGAAGAGATAAAGATTCTGATAGTTGATAACCGGACTTCGGACCTAGCAACTTATGACCCCCAAGAGTTGAACAAACTTTTGACTTCGACTGGATTGAATGGAACGGGATTTACTCGAGAAGAAGTTGCTGAGATATTAGCCGGAGGTAAATCCAAGCCGGGTCATCAGCCCGTAGGTAGAACAACAATCCGGGTCGGTGAACATACAATGCGAGTTCACACCGAGGACCTCAACACTTGGGCTAACGCAATTTATGACTGGAAAGATATTGCTGAGTTATTATTTATCCCAATAGAGGCGTGTTCAACCGAGGTAGAATAATCCGACATGAGTACAAAAACCGTGGCGAAGAAGAAAGACAAGAGACCGAGAGGGCGCCCGAAAGGGACGACGGTTCTTCTTGATGATGTAAAGCGCGAAGAACTTCTCAATCTCATCACCCTTGGAGTTCCAATCTCTAAGTGCGTTGCCATGGTCAATATCGGCGAGACGACTTTCTATGCGTGGATGAGTCGAGGCATGATTGAAAAAGAGCGGCTCAATACCGTCGTAGGCGCAAAGCC